ATAGGATCAACTTGTAAACTCATTTTTAATATTGAGCTACATCCTATGCAAATTATGGTTTTGCAAGAAATGTGGCATCGTCCATTTCCTATGCTTATTGGTAGTCGTGGATTTAGTAAATTATTAAGATCAGACGAATTAATAAGAGTTAAAGATGGCTGGAAAAAAATGGAAGATATACAAATAGGGGACAAAGTTTATGGTTCCGATGGTAAATTAGCAAATGTTATATCTAAGACAGATAAACAATCTAATGTAAATATGTATAGAATAACCTTAAGAGATGGTAGGTCTATAGAATGTTGTGAAGATCATATGTGGAAAGTTTGGGATAAAAATAATAATCGCAATAAAAAGATAGAAGTTTGGTCAGAATTAACCACTAAAGAAATGGTTACAAATTACTATTGGAATAGAAAAGGAGATAAAAGCAATGGTAAAGAATCCAGATACGCACTACCGATTAATAAACCTTTATTAGAAGAACAAGAACAACAATTAATTATCCATCCCTATGTTTTAGGAGTATTACTAGGAGACGGAGGTATAACAACATCTGGAATAATCATTACTAGCGAAGACCAGGAAATAATAGATAGGGTACAATCTTTATTACCAGACGGATACTATTTAAAAAGCTATGGTAATTTAAGATATCGAATTAATAAAAAAAATAAAAGCCTGCCTTCTTTTCATAAACTTTTAGAAAAACTTGGTCTTTTTCCATGTAATTCTCATACAAAATTTATTCCACAAATTTATCAGTATTCATCATATGAGCAAAAATTAGAACTTATTAGGGGATTGATGGATACAGACGGAACAGCTAAAAGGTCAAATATAGTTTATTCTACAGTTTCTACACAGCTATGTAAAGATTTTTTGAATGTGGCAAGATCAATAGGTCTCCATTGCAAACATACTGTAAGAGAGTCTTGGCTTAACGGTAAAAGATACGCAGACTGTAATACTGTTACTATTTATACTAAAACTCCTATATTTAGTCTATCTAGAAAATTAGAAAATTATTTACAGCATTCAATTTCTAAACAAGGTTCTTCAAAATATAATAAAGTTTTTATTACTAATATAGAATATATAGGTAAGGGAGAAGGTTATTGTATTAGCGTAGACAATGCAGATAAAACATATATAACTAAAGATTATATAGTAACCCATAATTCATTCCTATTAGCTCTTTATGCGGTATTAAAGTGTGCTTTTTTTCCTGGAACTAAAGTTGTTATAGTTGGTGCTGCTTTTAGACAAAGCAAAATTATATTTGAATATATGGAAACTATGTGGAAAAATAGTCCAATTTTACGAAGTATTTTTAATGGTAATGAAGATGGACCTCGACGAGATGTTGACCGATGTACTATTCGTCTTGGGGATAGTTGGGCTATTGCTATCCCATTAGGTAATGGTGACAAGATTAGAGGTTTGCGTGCGCATATTATTTTGGCAGACGAATTTAGTAGTATCTCTCCTGATATTTATGAGACAGTAGTATCGGGCTTCGCTGCTGTATCAGCCAGTCCTATTCAGAATGTAAAAGACGAGGCTAAAAAAGCTGCTATGAAACTTGCCGGTGTTTGGAAGGATGAACTAGATACCATATCTCGTCGAATTAATAATCAGGCTGTTATTAGCGGCACAGCAGATTATGGTTTTAAACACTTTGCTCAGTATTGGAAAAGATACAAGGCTATTATTGAAAGTAAAGGAGATGTTAGAAAATTAGAAGATGTATTTAATGGAGAAGTTCCAGACAATTTTAATTGGAAAGATTATAGTATCATACGAATTCCTTACGAGTTAATTCCAAAAGGATTCATGGATGATAAACAAGTCAGTAGAGCCAAAGCTACTATTCATGTTGGCATATATAATATGGAGTATGCTGCTTGTTTTGTTAATGATAGTCAAGGATTTTTTAGGCGCAGTCTAATAGAAAGCTGTGTTGTCAAAGACTATCCACCAATTACCGTCGCTAATAAACCAGTAATCTTTGATGCTGTGGTACATGGTAATCCTAATTCTCAATATGTATACGGAATTGACCCTGCTAGTGAACAAGATAATTTTAGTATAGTGGTATTAGAAGTTCATCCTAATCATTGTAGAATAGTTTATTCATGGGCTACTAATAGAAATAACTTTAAAGAACGTCAAAAAACAGGATTGATAGCAGAATATGATTTTTACGGATTTTGCACTCGTAAAATTCGAGACCTTATGAAAACCTTTCCTCCTATACGAATAGGCATGGACGCCCAAGGAGGAGGGGTTGCTATAGAAGAAGCACTACATGATCCTAATAAATTACAAGAAGATGAACAGTTAATTTGGCCAATTATTAATTATGATAAATCTAAAGATACTGATTCTCAACAAGGACTACATATTCTAGAATTAGTTCAGTTCGCTAAAGCTGATTGGACTAGTCAGGCTAATCATGGATTACGCAAAGATTTTGAAGATAAAGTATTATTATTTCCACGTTTTGATAACTTAACTCTAGGATTAGCAATGGAAAAAGAAGGTAAAGATATTTTAGAAAGTGATCTTAATCCTCTTTATGATAGCTTAAGCGAATGCATCTTAGAAATTGAAGAGTTAAAAAATGAATTAACCACTATAGTAATGACTCAAACTAGTACTGGTCCTCAAGCTCGTGATAGATGGGATACTCCGGAAGTTAAATTACCAAATGGTAAGAAAGGACGATTAAGAAAAGACCGCTATAGTGCTTTATTAATAGCTAATATGATAGCTAGACAAATTAATAGAACATTACAACCTATTGATTATGATGTTGTTGGTGGAAATAGCAGAGATTTGACAAGATCAAATGATAACAAATTATACAAAGGACCAGAATGGTTCACCTCCAGTGTAAATGATGATGATATTTACAAGGGAATTTACAGATAAATGTGTATAATTAAAGTAATCTAATTACATTCCTATTACTATAGAAATACGTTATGCCTAGAAAACCCAGTAAAGAGGATATTATCAAAAATGCGTCATCTTTGGGAGATGATGCTTATGTAACATGGGGAGAAGATTTATCTAGCAAACAAGAGGCTCTTAAAAAATCATCAGAATCTCTTGATGAATATACTGGTATTCAGAATGCTAGCGCCGCTTTTGGTGGTGGTCGTCGATATAGCATAGATTTTTCCAATCTTGATGGAGATATTGGTGGTCGTCCTGGTTTAACGCGAAATGATTACTATGCTTTTAGGCCAGATGAAGCTGTTCCTAAAAAGGTCAAATTAATTATTCGTAGAGCAGAAGATATTTATCATAGAGTCGGATTAGTTAAGAATGTTATCGATCTCATGGGTGATTTTGCAGTACAAGGAATTAAACTAGTTCACAAGAATAAAAGAATAGAAAAATTCTATAGAACATGGTTTAAAAAAATTAATGGTAAAGATCGCAGCGAAAGATTCTTGAATAATTTGTATAAAACTGGTAATATTGTTATACATAAACAAACAGCTAAAATTAGTTTAAAAGTTACTGATAATCTTTATAAAAGTATAGGATCTCCTGATCTTAACATTAAAGAACTAGATACTTTCAAAATAGAAAAAAAAGAAATTCCTTGGAGATACACATTTATAGATCCGGTATACGTTGAGAGCGCGGCTGGCTCATTATCATCATTTGTTAGTGATAAAAGATACGAACTAGTTTTACCAGCAGCTTTTCGTAAACATATTAATTCTCCTAAAACAGAAGCTGAAAAACAAGTTGTTTCATTGTTACCAGAAGCAATAGTACAAGCAGCTAAAACCAAAAAAGCATATCCGCTAGATCCGGATAAAACATTAGTTTTTCATTATAAGAAAGACGATTGGCAAGCTTGGGCATATCCTATGATATATGCTATTATGGATGATATTACAGTAATCGAAAAATTAAAATTAGCAGATATGGCAGCTCTTGATGGTGCTATTAGTAATATTAGAATTTTTAAATTGGGCAATCTAGAACATAAAATAGCTCCAACAAAAGCTGCTACAGCAAAATTAGCACAAATTTTAGGTAATAATGTTGGTGGTGGCACAATGGATTTGGTTTGGGGGCCAGATATTGAATTACTAGAAAGCAATACTAATGTTCATAACTTTTTAGGAGAAGGCAAATATACTCCTCATTTAAACGCTATTTATGCAGGTTTAGGTATTCCACCCACATTAACCGGTACTTTTGGAGCATCAGGAACAACAAACAACTTTATTAGTCTCAAAACATTAACACAAAGACTGCAGTACGGCAGAGACATGTTGGTTAAATTTTGGGAAGCCGAAATAGAAATACTACAAAAAGCAATGAATTTTAGATATCCAGCTAAGATAGAATTTGATAGAATGGATCTTAGTAACGAAGATGCTGAAAAAGCTTTACTAATACAATTAGTTGATAGAAATCTTATTAGTGACGAACTATTACAAAGTAAGTTTGGTCTTGATCCTGATATGGAAAAATCAAGATTAAATAGAGAAAAGAAAGAAAGAGTTTCAGAAAGAATGGTACAAAAAGCCGGTCCGTGGCACGACCCTCAATTCGAAAATGCTCTTAAAAAATTATCATTACAGCTTGGCATAGTAACACCTAGTCAGGTTGGGCTAGAGTTACCAAAGAAAAAGCCTAGTGAAAAAACAGCGATGGAACAAAAAGCAGAACAAGTTAAAAATCCATTTTCTCCAAAGATGGCTAACGATCCGTCCTCGGACTCGTTGCCGAAAGAGGCTGGAGAAGGAAGGCCCAAACTATCTAAAGATACCGAAAAAAGAAAAGATAAAACCTTTACGCCCCAAACAGGCGCCAAACTCTTAATATGGTCATCTTCTGCACAAGATCAGATTAGCAGTATTATAAATCCAATAATTTTAGAATACTATGATAAGAAAAACTTACGTAGTTTATCTAATTTAGAAAATAACGAACTAGAACAAATAAAAACTAACATTCTTTTCAATACGAAGCCTTTTGCAAAAATTAATGATAACAATATAGTAGAATATATAAACGCATCAACAAATAATATTACCAAAAGCTTTTATAACTGGTTAAATCTTATTAAACTAGAATTATCTAGAGAATTAACTGTTGACGAAATTAAACAAGCCAAGTCATCTTTTTATACAATGGTGTATAATCAAATTTGATAACAATTACTCTAACAAAGGGTTACTATGATTATATATGATCAAGAGCAACAAGATGGCCTAACTGAAAAAATATTAGCATCATCATCTATAGCATATGCTAGTGCTGTTGAACCATGTTCTTTAAGGTTAAATAGCAAATCTTTTAAAACACTAGCATCTTATGATGATACAGACCTTTATTATGTACAATCTATTTTAGTAACATCCTCATGGAATAAGAATGATGATGTATTTGATAAGTATGAGGTTTGGAACGCCAAGCATACTCCAGAACACAAACCAACAAACCTAGAACATAACGAGAGTCTTATTGTTGGTCATATTATCTCTAATTGGCCTATTACTATGGATGGATTAATGATTAATCCGGAAACTCCTGTAGAAAATTTACCAGACAAATTCCATATCTTAACAGGATCTGTTATTTACAAAGGTTTTAGCAATAGCGAATTAAGAGAAAGAGCCGAAAAATTAATTAGTGAAATACAGTCTGGTACTAAATTTGTAAGTATGGAATGTTTCTTTAAAGGATTTGATTATGG